ACGGTAATAAACAAATATTATCAACACCATTCTTATTTTATTTTGGATTAAGACCTGGGGCAACCGCTCTTGATAAATTTATAAAATTATTTGGACCAAAAGGTGCGTTCCCATCTCAAGAATAATGGATAAAAAAAGAATTATATTACCATCTAAAAAATTTTTTGGTTCAATCAATGAAGACCAAACAATTCGTGTTGGGTTAGAGGAAACTGAGAATCTTTTAAGAGAAGGTGACAGAACAATTATTCTAAGTAACGCGGAGCTCTTTAATAAAGAAAGGAACGAAAGTAATAGCTATAAAATTCATGGTAAACTTAAAATGGTTTTTAGAAATCTTTATAGTGGTTCATCTGAATATAATCCATTATTAAAAAGATTGTATTTAGTCGGTGACGGTAGTGATAATAATTTTGATGGATTTATACCCTATCAAGAATTTGCTTTTTTAAGAAAAGACGTTTTAAGACAAGTAAATACAATACAAACCATCTCATCTTTAACAACAATTACTCCTGTTTTTACCTATTCAGGAGCGTCCGAACATACCACAATTTCAAGTATTGACGCGCCATATCATAATTGGAACATATACCTTTCATATGTATATGGTCAAGACAGTGATTATCCAATGAAATATTCATTAAGTGGTGGAACTTATTTTAGTTTCACATCAGGTGATGGAATACCTTTTCGAGTTGAAAGTACTGGTAACACATATAAGTTAACAAGCCCTGTTGAACACGGAATGTCATCAGGTGAATTTATAATATTAAGTGGTGGAAGTTTTAACAGTGCGGTGAATGTCACAGGTAAAACTTTTACAATTATAAGTGTCGGTGATTCAATATATAATTCTGAAAAATATGTTTTAGAAATATCTAAATCCGAATTACCATCTGGTTCAACACTATCCACGGTGGTTTTTGGTAAAAGATGTCTTAATATAAATAATATTACAGGTTCCACTTCAATTTATTACGTTCACGAACACAAAACATTAACAGAGAGAGAAGATTACATATTAGACAAAATTGGATTTGAATCATCCATTTGGGAAAACGAAAGAAAATTACTTTTAGAAAATAGCGCTGGTGTTTCCGATGTTTTAGTTGAGAGAAATATGATGGAATCATTAATTTATGATTTTAAAGAACCATTTGTTCTCACGGGATTAACCAATAACTTAGGTTATTTACCAACTGAAGTTTATGTCAGTACCATTTTAGCCAATAGAAATGGTTATTTTGAATATCCACCTAAAGTTGGGTGGAAGTTTAATTTTCATGACACGTGGGTTGACGAGCATTTTAATGGTACAGGAACTACTGAAACGTCTATATTAACAAGTGGTTTCTCAAGAACGATTAGTGCAACAACCTATAATTTTACAACAGGTATAGATTTACCTGTTGGTACAGTTTTACACGGTGCCTTTGTTGAATACAATCATTCAGAATTAAATGAAAGAATTATAAGTGAATCATATCATAGATTTTCTAATCCTTTATTTGTGTTTGATTATGGACAAACGGGTACAACTGTGGCTTTTTCAGGTGGTTCAGTAACAAATATGTATGGTCTTTATTATAAACCACACCATAGAGTAAAACTGAGACAATTGTCCCCATACATTGAGACTTCAAAAACAAATCAAGTGTATGGATTACCACAGAATTCAAAATATTTTGAAGATGAGTCCTTATGGAAATGGAGAGATTTATATGACCATGGATTTATTGACCCAGATGGTTTTGGTACCAACTTTCCTTTTATTAATAATTTACATTACGTAAAAAGCGACATTGATTTTTATTTGCGAAATGAAAATATTCACAGGAATAAACAGGATGAAGTTAAGAATGTAGATAAATTTAAATGTTAATATGAAAATTCTTGTTAAAAATAATGACCAATCAATTATAATTGAACCAAACCAAATGTTTCAAACAGATTTGGGTTGGACTGATAATGCTCAGCAAATGGAGCAAGAGATTTTATATGAAATTATTAATCCAACTGAAAATTATGAAACCGTAAGGTATATTCATGAACCCTATAGTGTAGTTTCTGATTCGGACATTACGTTCATTCAAAGCGACATATTATATAATTTTTATTTTCTAAATTCCTCGGGTAACTATTCACAAAACTATGAAGATGTGGGAATAACATTTAGAGAAAATTCAAAAATGTTAAAACAATCAACAGAAAGTTTCTTCAGGTTAGAATTTTACAAAACCAACCATGACGCGTCACCAAATCAAACAAATAGAAGATTGGTTTTTGCAAAAAATTTATCATTACCTCTTGGTGAAAAAATATTTTATACAGGCACACCATCAGGCGCTACATTACCATTAAATGATTACGTTTTCGTGCCTGTTTTTACGGGGTCTAATTATAGAAACACGGAAAATATGTACTTTTTTTGGTTTTCCGACGACACCCCATTCGAAGAAACTAATATTACAGGAAACACTTTTTATATGACCGCAAAATATTACAACGCTAAAGACGGAAGTGTAATAGATTTTGTAAATAAATCAAAAAATGTGAATGCAACAACACCTTATATTGAAGAGCAAGATGTTTACTATAAAGTAATTGTAGATAGAACAAATTATTCATTTGTAGTATATGCATACGATGGCTCTTTAGGTTCAAGAAAAGGTACCTATAATTTACCAATAAATTTTTTTGAAAGAAAACAATAATGGATATTAAATCACCAACAAAATTTGAGATACTAAGGAAAAATATTCTTAATGTCAAATTGTATTCAATCGATGGTCCATATTGGTACAATAGTTTGGGTAGTTTAATATCTTGGTCAAATTCTAAATATCTTGACCCGTTAGAAGGTTTAATAGTATATAATGTAAGCGGCGGTACCGTCGGTGATGGTTACTACATGTGGACAGGAACCACCATACCAACCAACTCTTACGGAGACAATGGTTGTGATTTAACTTTAGAACTATATGGTTGGAACAATATTACAAAAGGGGAGGCGTATGGTGAACATATGTTACCGATATTTTTAGAAACACACGTTGACGAAATGGGTGTAATGGTTGGTTTTGATGGGGAACTTGAACAAGTTGAACAAATTTGTAACTTTTCTTATACTCAGACCGGTAACACAGTTCAGGTTTACAATACGGTGGACACGAGTAAAGTTTCTGAAATACATTATATCGATTTTACTGTCAGTTGGGGAGATGGAACTACAAGTATTCTATCAACAACTGGAATTACCGCAACAAAAACATATTCATCCACCGGCGAAACAACCATATCAATTTCAATCAACACACCATGGAGTCAGTTTGAAACTAAAAAGAAAGTACAAGTACCTTCAAATACCACTGTCTCTAACCCATTAGGGACATTCTCCGGGTTCACAATACCATACACCAACATATCTGGTCAAAGTCAAAATTATCTAAACGATTTAGACTATAATGGAACCAACACAGGTTATACCACATTTACATACGCAGCAATTGGTAAAAGTAAAATTAGTGAATTAAAATTATACGGTTCAAATATATACTCAGGTGTAACTACAGGAGTAACAAATGGTGTGACTTACAGTGCATACACAATTGATAATTTATATTATCAAGATTTCGAAGATGGAATTACCACAATTACCGGTACAACATCAGGATTTACAAAAGAAGAAGTCATCAATAAGGTTATTACAAGAAATGAACATTTCTTAGGATTTATTGATGAACCAGTAATCTATTCTGACATTTTTGTTGAAAGAGGAAAACAAGGTGTAATGGAAAAAACATTACGATTATCTGAAATTGACAACACAGGTGAATTATCAATTTACGGAAACGGATATTTTAATATTAGAAAACAATAATTTTCATATTTATTATAAAAAAACATGGCAGTAGGTAGTTACGGTATAATTAGACCATCAGATGTGTCACCCGAAGACGTTGAAATTTATTTTCATTATGTTGCGGATAGAAATAGCACTTCGACTGTTACTCTTAAGAAATTAAGTTCAGCGGAAGTATTAACCCCTGTTTATCACAATTCGAATACTACGGATGATACTTCAGCACCTAATGTTGAAATCTTAGGTGGATTATACAATTTAAAATTAACCGCGGATGATTTTGCGGATTTAGGCGTGTATACACTTCATATAAGACCAAAACAAATAAGAACATCGATTACCGATTGTGGAATTTTAGCATCTCTACCTTCAGTTAGAGGATTGATTATTGACTTATCCAATGTTCCCGCTGATGATAGAAATAAATTTACACCACAAGGACTTGTTGGGTATAGAATTGAGTATATTAATTCATCTGACAATAAAAAAATTCCAAATTTTTATAGAATTGTAACATCTTCGTTCTATTGCTCACCTATTGTTTCAAATTTAACAAGTACATCACAAAAAGCTATTAGATATCAGTATAGTGAACAAGCAACTAATTTAATGTTTTTAACAGTAACACCATCTTCAGCACCAACAAATAAACCAAACACGGTTCCATTTATTGGTTTACCATCACAAAAAATTATATTAACAAATACATTTTTAAATCCTACCACAATTGAAGTAGAAATGGTTGAACACGACGCTTCAACCATAGCACACGCCCTTTATGGTAATCAAAGCAAAGCGGTTTCACAAGGTATCTATACCATTTATGATAATAATAATAACATCTATAGACAATACAATCTTTACGAGGTTAAAGACGAATTTAATGAGACATTATATGAAATTCGTGAGGAGAGGGGTGATATAGACGAAACCTTAAACTTTGATACTATCACAGAATAATGGCAAGGAGAAAAGTACCTAGTCAAGCGTCAAGCGGAGCTGAAACATTTAATGATTTCTTAGTTGGTAGACAGATAACCGATGGTTCATCTGCACTAACTAACACCGTATTTGCGCTTGATAAGTCTATTCCTGATAAAGATTCTAAAAATTTTACAAGTAATCCATTCTCTCAATTTTTAACATTAGATACGTTAAAGGAAGTTGAAGGTATTCAAACAACATCTGTAAAACCTTCAAAAAAAAGAACTGACGAAGTAAGATTTAAGGGTAACAAAAAATATGCCGATAAATCTTTATTTGGTTCATTAACAGATAGAATTTTAGTTTCACTAACTCGAATTATTAATAAGTTTCCGGGTGCAATTTCGATTTTATCAGACACCCCTATTGGTGTTTCTAATTTTAGTGCTAGTGGAATAACATATAATGATAGCACCAACACCACTACTTTTTACATTGAAAGAAGCAAAATATTTAATCCGTTTAATTTAGTTTTTATAGAACCTAATTCTGTGGTTAAACCAGAAACTGAAAACGAATTAAGAAATTTTTATTCGTCATATACAAAATATGTTGTTATTACCAATAACACATCATATCCAATTTTAGATTATATTGAACCAAATATAAACAACAGAATTTACTTAAAAGTATATGGACAACCATTTACTGGTACAACATATTCAGAAAACTTATTAATAAGACCAAATGATGGTTTAGTTGAAGAATTTTTTGAAGGATTAGATGATTTAGAAGAATCACTTTTAAATAGAGACACAAATCCAATTTATACCTCTTCATTTAAAGTACCTAAAGATGTTGAAGATAATTCAAAAACATCTTTGGTTGATGTGGTAATAACTTGGCCAATATCTGAAGATGGTTACAATATAGAAATAACAGGGTTTTATTTCGATTTATACGTTAGTAAATTAAAAGACATTGCTGATGAAATAGATGGATACAAATCTAATTTGATGGTCAGATTTTTAGCTGCGCCACAATTATTTGAATTTGATACTGAAGATAAAAGGGCTGAAAGTATATTTGAACTATACGGACAAAGTTTTGATAGTGTAAAGAAGTATATAGACAACATAGCTCAAATGAGAAATGTAAGTTATGATGGTATTAATAATCTACCCGATGTACTTTTAAAGAATTTATCAGAAAATTTAGGTTTATCTACATTAAATTTATTTGATGAGAATAGCTTAAATGATGTTTTATATTCAAGGTTACAATCAAACTATGACGGTGTGTCAACCGGCACTAATTTAATTGAATCTGAATATGAGTTTTATCGAAGATTATTAATAAATCTCGCACACATTTATAAATCAAAAGGAACAAAATCTTCTATTGATTTCTTTTTGAAATTTTTAGGAGCACCAGAACCTTTAATTAGAATCGATGAGTATATTTATAAAGTCACATCGATACCGTCTAGTTTTAATTTACAACAAGATATATACGACGCGATTCAAGGTAGTAAAAGATATTCCTATGCAACTTTTGACAGCACAGGTTACACATACTCTAAAGTTTACTACTCAGCATCAACAACATTTGATAGAGAGGGTTACCCCGTAGACGAAAAAACTGGACTACCAAGAAGAGCATATAATGAAACTGAAAACATTTTCTTTGGTAAAGGTTCAGGATGGTACGATATTACATTATCACATCGTTCTCCACTTGTTTTAGATAGTAGTAACTCAATATTGACGGGTAACACTAAAACAATTAAAACAAAGAATAAAAACTATACATACGGAGAAGAATATTTTGATTTATATAGAACATTACCGGGTTTAGATACAGGTTATGAATTGGTGTCTGCTGTTGATAATAAAGACGGAAAACCAATTGAAGATGATTATTTATTAATTTTAAATAGAACATTACCGGGTTTAGATACAGGTTATGAATTGGTGTCTGCTGTTGATAATAAAGACGGAAAACCAATTGAAGATGATTATTTATTAATTTTAAATAGAAAAAATATTGGAATTTATATCTCACCATCACGAGGTATAGATTATGATATATTTAGACAAAGTAGAGAATTATTAATAAGTTTTGGTACAAATACTTTATTACCTCAAACAGGTAAAACTTTTGCTGAATTTTTAGACACATTTATTCATAGTCTTGTAACTAATTCAAACAAAATTCGTTACAATAAAAATTATATACAGTTAGAGGATGTTTATAGAGATTATATTTCACAAACCACAGGTTTCACACCATATAACCAAATAAATGTCACTGAATTTGTAAATAAATTATCTCCATATTGGCCACAATTAGTAGAACAATTAGTACCATCAACCACTCAATGGACTGGTGGTAATTTAATTGAAAATAACGTTTTTGGTAGACCAAAATATCAATAT